CATAGGACTGTTGCCGTGCCTGCACCTTGCGGCTCAGTCCGTACTCCGTGGCGCGCACGCTCTCGCCGGACGGGAACATGCCCATCCCTGAGATGAGGTAGTGCGGCGGCGTACGCGACTGTGTGGCGAGGGCCTGCACGTCGGACGTGTTGGCCTGGATGTAGCCGTTCAGCTCGGCGGGGTCGAGCTGGCCCACCTTGGCGTTCTCGTTCTCGAACGTCCAGATGCGGTCGACCGCCGCGTCGAACGGTTCGACCGGCTTACCGTTGGGACCGATGGGAGTCTCGACTCCGGTGGCCCATGCCCTTGGGAATGACTGGAAGGATTGCGCAAGGAGCCGGTCAAAGTTGGTGCGGTTAATGCGATCCTGTATGGACTCCAGTCCACTCAGCTCGGACGAGTACCCGCCAGTAAGGTCGGGGTCGGTGAGCATCCGCACATACGGCACCACGCCCATTGGGTTGCGTTCGACCGGGGCGACGTCGGAGCGGAACTCCCACTTGACGTCGGTCAGGTCGATGGTGATCACCTTGCGCGACAGGCCGGCCGCGTCGTAGAGCGCGGGCTCGTTGAGCACCGCGTTCGGTGCGGTCAGGTGAAACTGGTAGCCCGGCAACGTGAGGTCGGCGTTGACCACGCCGGAGTGGTAGTTCTGCCACACCCTGATCGCAGCCTGCGCCTCGTCGGTGTCGGCGTTGTAGCGCACGTGCGTAGTGGTCGGCGGCTCGCCCCGGATGAACGGGTCCTTGGCCCCGGGCCACACGGCCACGTAGCAGAGCCCATAGCGCAGCGCGGCATTGTGGATCTGCGATGACTTACCGTCCATGTTGTTGGCGTTCCACCATTGCCACGCCGTCTTATCCTGCACCGAGTCGGCAGTGCTGGCGATCGACCCCACGATGAGCCGCTCGTTGACCACGTCCACGACCAGGCCGCACCAGTTGGACCGGCTCATCTCGACCAGCTCGCGGAACTTGCGAGTCAGTCGCTTGGGCTCCTGTGGCATGGGAGGGTAGCCCCGGTAGTACGCGTCGAGGCGCATCCACTCCGGGTAGAGCAGGGCGAAGTCGTTAGCCATCTCGGTGGCCACTTCCAACACCGTGACCGACTCGTCCATGAGCAGGTCGGCCTCGTCCATGGGGATCGACGTGCCGGCGAGGTATTCGGCGAGCTGGTCACGGGCAACAAGGGACACCGTCATGGCGCACCTCCCTTGGCACAGGTACATCCGTCCACGGGTGACCACGACGGACAGGCTGACGTAACCCCGTAATGTCCGCACGGGTCGTTGCACCAGTGGCCATCGCAGCCGCAGCGCTCGCCGTTATGCCAGCGTGAAACTCGCACGTGGCACTGGTCGCAAAGGAGGTACGGGTTGGCAAACGTGATGTAGACATGGGTCCGCGTGTGCGTCACCACGCACCCCCTTAGAATCCGTACGCCCGCTTGGACTTCTGCACCTGGCCGCGAATGCGCCAGGCTCCGACCGCGAGCGCTGCGGTCACGACGGCGTCGATGCGAGTGGCGTTGGGTGAGCGCTCGGGCTTGACTGGCTTGAGTAGGTCGGGATTGTCAACGGCGCGCTTGACTTCCACGCTGTCGAAACAGAACATCGCGACCGGGTTGCCGTGGTGGTTCCATGCGTGCTCGACGGTCAGCGCCATAAGCTCGCGCATCGGGACCGTCATGCCCACGTATGTAGGCTCGTTGGGAACGAGCGGTACCCGCCGGCCGAGGAGCTTCTCCAACTCCTGCCTGACGTACTCGCCGCTCCACTTGTCGTAGCAGATCTCGCGCACCTTGTACGGCGCGACCACCTCGGCGATCTGCTTGCACAGCTCGGCGTAGTCGATGACGCCGCCCGGCATAAGCCGGAGGAAGCCCTGGCGAACCCACTGCGATGCACGGTGAGAGGTAACCGTGTCAAGCGCTGGTAGGACTTCCTCCGGTAGCCAATGCCACCACGCGCAATGCCCCGGGTCTGTCCCCTGTGGAGGGGCGAAGACGCAGAAGGAAGTGAGGTCCATCTTGGCCGAGAGGTCTAGGCCGCACCACACGTCGCGACCGTTGAGGAGCTTGGACCACTCGCCAGTCAGCCAGAGGTCCCCCGTGCATTCGCGGTAGAGGTTCATGTTGAGCCAGCGGGTAGCTTGACTCACCCATTGGTTCCCCCTGAATTGGCGGAAACTGTTCTCCTTGGCCGGATCGTTGCGTGCCTCGGTCGCCTCGTCGCGGAGCGCCTGCACGTTGAGGAAGTCACCGAGCGCCGGGTTGGGGAACGGCCAGTTGGCCTCATCAAAAGGGTCGGCGTCGATAGGCATGTTGCGGATGTAGACGAACCGGTGCGGCTCCCGCTCGGGCTCGTCGGCCACCTTGACGCACTGCGCGTGCTCGGCCGCCGCGAACGACGACGGGTCGTTGCCGGCCGTAGTGGCGGCCACCATGATGGGCTCCACCCGGGAACCCATCGCGGTACGCATCGCCTCCCAGAGCCGGCCGTCCGGTTGGGCAATTACCTCATCGAAGAGCATCGCGCTCGGGTCGAGGCCGAGGTTGCCTAGGGCGTCGCGAGCCAGGATGGTGTAGATGGAACCGGTGCGGCCGTCCACGATGCGGCGCTCATGGCTGCGGATGCGTAGTCCCTCGCGCTGGTTGAGCTTGGGGGAGAGCTGCACCATGCGGCTCGCCACGTCCCAGATCAGCCTGGCCTGGTCGCGGTCCCGGGCGGCACCGTAGACCTGCGCCCCCTCCTCGCCGTCAAACGCGAGCAGGTACAAAGCGAGCCCGGCGAGCAGCTCGGACTTCCCGTTCTTGCGCCCCAGCTCCAGCCACCCCATGCGGTACTGGCGCACGAACCGGCCCTGCTCGGGCGACCACACGACGTGGCCCATCATCGGACCGACGATCTCGTTGCGCTGCCAGTCGGCGAGGACGAACGGCTTGCGTGCGAACTTGCCCTTGGTGTGCACGAGGACGGAGTCAAAGAACCCGCAGACGCGAGCCGCCCTCGGAACGCAGAAGTGATCTCCACGCTCCCGGCAGACCGGCAGCCACGGGTGGCTAAACCGCTCGTACGCTGCGGCGTCACACTCGGGGGCGTTCATCGTTGTCCCCCTCGTGGAGTGGTACCTACTCGGCCTGGCGGTAATGGCCGTCCTTCAGGCCGGCATCACCCAGAGCCTCCGTACGCGCATCCGAGTGCTGGAGCACAATTTGAGGTACCTGCACCGCACGACCAACTTGGAGCGACAGGAGCCGTACCGATGAGGCGCTGGAACGTGCGCATGACGTTTGATGGCTACGCCAACGGCGCGACCACTCACGATGCGATAGCTGACTTCAAGTCCATGCTCGGTCTGGCCCCCGAGGCGATGCGCTCGGAGATCCACATGATCGACCTACGCGTACAGCCGGCCACCGGGAGCGAAGACACCTTGCCCGTCATCGAGGACGCGCCGCAGTGACCGGACCATGGCGCAACGGGCGCAAGCTCGGCCGCACTCTCTACATCCAGAACCACCCCGAGGTGCCCGACTACCTGGATACGTTTGTCGGCATGATGGAGACGTCCGAGCTGGCCCTTGAGGTCTGCGATGCGATGAACCACTGGATGGCGTGCGACTGCGCAGAGGACTGCGGTTCACGGCTCGGCCGAGATGTGGATGAGCAACGCGAACCCGATGAGGGCGATCAGCATCCACTGGATCAGCTCACCCATGTCACCACCTCAATGGACGAGCGCGGCAAGGTGACCGCCATGCACTCAGTCCTCGAAGACGACGGTCGTCTTGCCATCGTGGCCGTGGACGGCGATGGCGGCGTCGATGGTGTCCCAGAGAACGGTGGAGCGGTTGCGGCCCCGCCAACGCAGGCAGACCTTCCCGTCGTCCCACTCGATCCCCTCGGCGACAGTGCCGACACCGGACACGCCTGAAACATCTTCCTCGCGCTGGAGATAGAACCTACGCATGGACATGGAACCTCCGATGGTGAAGACGTGGACGTACGACTGGCACCCGCCCGGCGATGGGCCGTGGCGCGACGAGCCGGACAAGGCACAGTGGATAGACGAGGCGACCGACCTGGACTGCCTGGCCGTACGCGCTCACCACGGCGCATGGTGTGGCTACGTCGGCGTACCGCTCGGCCATCCGTGGTTCGGCAAGGATCGCCACGACATGGAAGACGTGGACGTGGACGTCTACGACGAGATCTCCTACGGAGCCTTCTGCGACGAGGCGGCGAACATCTGCCACGTCCCGGAACCGGGCCGGTCCGACCACGTGTGGTGGATCGGCTTCTCCTGCATGACGTCCAACGACATCCTGCCGATCTTTGACCAGCTCAGCCCTGACTTCCGCGATCGGATGGGTAGGAGCTGGATGGAGACCAGGCTCAGCCACGGTGCGACCTACAAGCCGTTGGCTTTCGTCATGGACGAGGTGCGGCTGCTCGCCCTCCAGGCCGAGGTGGCTAGGCGATGAACGCAACGCGATGCGCGGTCCAGGTTGATGCCGGCGTCATACCCGGCGAACCTGAACCGATATTCAGCAAGGCGTGGGCGATCCAGTCCGACGAGTGGAATGCGTCCACCGACCAGAGCACGCTCCTCTGTGAACTGATTGGCAAAGCCAGCACCTACGCGACGTTCCTCATGCTCCAGCCCGACACGTTCAACTGGGTCAAGACTGAATGGATTTGGTACTAGGTGAGCAGGTGGACTCACCCGCAATGCGAGGCATGTTGGATCAACGCGGAGTCCACCCTCGCGGACGATGGCATCATGCTTGCGGTCCGCCGCCCCACTGTATTGCGCGATCCTCCGGCAGAACATTGCTGCTTCTGCGGACAGCTCACGATCGTTGGTATCTACCGCCGCGGCGACCCCGCGAAAATCGGCTGCGACCATGAGTGACCCCCGTTGCCCGGAGTGCGGAAGCGACATCGTTTGCGGATGGGAGATCCCGGGCGTGTACGACGGCATTCTGTTTTGGGTGTGCATGGCGTGTGACACCGCGTACCCCCGGGACTTCGAGGACTGGAAGACACGGCAGGCCCAGTCCAACAACTACGCCAACGATTACAACGACGGGAAGCTCAGGCGTGAGTAGGGCCAGGGCGAAGCGCTACCTCGAACGCTGGACGCGCTACACCAACCGATGCGTCAAGATCGGTGGAGACGTCAACCCCGTGGGCGCGAGGGTGACGGCCGCGTGCAGCTACTACAACTTCCGGTGGAGGCGATGGCTACCTCCACCGTGGATTGACGACTTCGGCCGCCGTTATCGAGGCAGGCCAGCTACGCGTACAGCTCCCTGACGTTGGCCGCCTCCGTATTAGGCTTGGCCGTGGTGCGCCCGTGGATGAGCGAACGCCCGTGCGGGTTGAGACCGAGCGCCGACGCCAGGACGTGAGCCCTACCCACCGCGCGGTCATAGCTGGCGATGAGTGGATGGGCTCGCTGTACGCCCGTCATCACGTTAGTGCACACCAACGACTGCGCCTTGACTAGCTGTTGGTGGATGCGCTGGCACAGCGCCACGGTTTCGCAGTACACCACCAGCTCGTGCAGGTCGGCGGACGCCAACATATCCATGTCCCTTAATTCCGCGGTTACGTGGTCCCACACGTGACGCTCGGGAATGGACAGTGAAGCCGGCGCTTTGGGTTCCCGCCGCGCCGGCTTGGGTGTGGTGTCGACAAGCTCGTGCTTGTCCACGCCGTGCAGGAGCTTCAGCTCCGGGGCGTGCTTACGTTGGGGCATCGCCCTCACCCCCGTTGCTGGCGTTCGCGGCGACGTTGGTGACGATGGCGATGATGATGCGCATCGCCTGCTCCTCGGTGAAACCGGCGCGGAGGTAGGACAGGTACATCTCGTGCATGGCGACGGACGACTCGTCCAGCGTCATGATGACGCGTGGGTCCATCACGGCCCCCAGACTGCGTACACGACCGCGAAGATGGCGAGGATGATGGCGAGCAGGGCCAGGGCGAGGGGACGCTTGTCGGTCTCCTCAGCGGGCGCGTCGCTGTGCGTCGACGGTGTGGGCAACGTGGGTAGCTTGCCGTACGCGCTCTCGAACGAACCCCAGCCCGAACGGCCGCCACCCTGCTGGAGGTTCATCCCCCAGTACTGGCCGCAGCCGGCCGGTGTCTTACTGTCGCCTAGCCCGAGCGCGGCGATGTTGACGCTCTTGCCGTCCGGTGCCCACGACGCAGTGAGGGTACCCACCTCGACATTGCCGCCCAGGTCCTCGCTCTTAGTGTTGGTGGTCCAC